GTAGCTCCAACGCTTGGATCTGCTTTAGGCGGACCGCTTGGAGGAATGGCAAGTAAAGTTATATGTGATGTACTTGGTTGTGAAGATAGTCCAAAAGCAATTGATCAAGCTATTCAACAAGCAAGCCCAGAACAAATGATGGAACTGAAAAAAGCTGAACAAGCTTTTAAAGTTCAAATGAAAGAACTAGATATAGATATATTCAAATTAGAAGTTCAAGACAAACAAGATGCTAGAGGAAAATTTAGCAAAGATTGGACTGCAAGAATTATGGGTATTGCAACCGTTGGAGGATTTCTTGGCTACATATTCTTAGTAACCATTCAACCGCCTGAGCAAAACTCTGAAGCACTTATTAACTTAGTTCTTGGGTATTTGGGAGGACTAGCAAGTGCGGTTATTTCGTTTTATTTTGGCGCTTCTAACACGCCTAGCAAGGATGACTAAAATGCACATATCAGATGAAGGATTAGAACTTATTAAACATTTTGAGGGCTGCGAACTTGAAGCATATTTTGACGCAGTTGGCGTTCTTACAATTGGATACGGACATATTAAAGGTGTTCAAGAGGGCGATAAGTGGACGCAAGATAAAGCTGACTATATGTTGCAAAGAGAACTTGAAGAAGAATACGAGCAATATATTAACGATTACGTACACGTAGATCTAAATCAACAACAATTCGACGCTCTTTGTTCTTGGGTATATAACTTAGGACCATCTAATTTAAAATCTTCTACTCTTTTAAAAAAATTAAATAATAAAGAATACGATAAAGTTCCAGAACAAATTAAAAAATGGAACAAAGCTGGCGGCAAAGTTTTAGCTGGATTGGTTAGAAGACGAGAAGCTGAAGCCTTATTATTTGAAGGTAAAGATTGGCGCCATATTTAACATGCCTATCAAGCTAAGAAAAAGCCATTCTATAAGAGATAAGGCTACTGGAAAAATGAAGCAAGAACATTCTTATATGAAAATGGCTGATATTAAAGAACTAAAAGAATTGCTTGAAATGCCTAATATGGGCCCAAAAGTAAAACAAAAAATCAAAAACGAAATTGAGAGAAGAAAGAAATTAGGAGCTTAGATGGCGCATCCTTCAGCAAGAGTTGCTCTTGCGGGTGAATATCTAGCAGCATCATTTTTGTTGCGATATTGCGACTCTGTTATATTGGCTCCTGAAGGCCATAAATCCGATCTTATTCTAGATCATCAAGGACAGTTTTATCGCATACAAGTAAAAACAACTAATAGCATTTATACCAAAGATAGTAAAAATTATTATCGTTGGGACTTTCGTTCTAACGCAGATAACAAAAGAAAGAATAAAATGCTAAGATATGGTAGCGGGCAAGTAGATATTTTCTGCTTAGTTGCCTTGCCAATCGATAAGGTTTTCTTTTTGCCTTTCAGCGAAGTTGAAAATTCTGTCGCCAAAACTATAGAAAATTTAAAAAATATTGACTCTAAAGAGTCTTTAATTAAAACTTTATTAATATTTAACAAGATACCAGAATTGGAACCGTTGGATGGCACTACAGAAAGCAGTATTTAGACCAGGCATAAACAGAGAAGGAACTGACTACGATAACGAGGGTGGTTGGTTTGACGGTAATTTAGTTCGTTTTAGAAAAGGCAGACCGGAAAAGTTTGGCGGTTGGACTAAGATAATATCTAATACTTTTTTAGGAACTTGCAGAGCTTTGCACGCTTGGATTGCTTTAGAAGGAACTAAGTATCTTGGTCTTGGAACAAATTTAAAATATTACATACAAGAAGGTTCTGGCTACAACGACATAACCCCTATTAGATCTACTACCGCTGCAGGAGATGTAACCTTTGCTGCAGTAGATGGAGATGCAACTATTACAGTAACAGATACTGCAAATGGAGCAGTTCAAAACGATTTTGTTACATTCTCAGGTGCAGTATCTTTAGGCGGAAATATTACCGATACAGTTCTCAATCAAGAATATCAAATAGCAACTATTATAGATGCCGACAATTATACTATTGAAGCTAAAGATACAAGTGGCAATACTGTAACCGCCAACTCTTCTGATACAGGCGACGGAGGAGCTTCAGTAGTAGGAGAATACCAAATCAATACAGGTTTGGATGTATATGTTGGTTCTACTGGATATGGCGTAGGAACTTGGGGTGCTGGAGCATACGGATCATCAACTGCTTTATCTGCAGCAAATCAGCTAAGGCTTTGGACTCACGATAACTACGGCGAGAACTTAATAATGAATGTCAGAGGTGGCGGCATTTACGAATGGATTGAAAACAACGGCGTAACAACTAGAGCCGTTGAATTATCGCAAAGATCTGGAGCCAATCTAGTTCCAACTGTAGGATTACAAGTTATTACTTCAGAAACCGATAGACACTTGATTGTTTTAGGAGCTGATCCAATTTCAGGAGGTGTAAGAACAGGATCTATTGATCCGATGTTAGTTGCATTCTCCGATCAAGAAAACGAATTAGATTTTGAGCCTTTAATTACGAATACTGCTGGATCTGTAAGACTTTCCTCAGGATCTCAAATTGTTGGCGGTTGCAAAGCTAGACAAGAAACACTTATTTGGACAGACACTTCTTTATATAGTATGCAGTTTGTTGGCCCTCCTTATACATTTGCAGTTAACCTAATTAACGAAGGAGCTGGTTTAGTTGGACCAAAGGCTTGCGCAACTGCTCCTAACGGTACATTTTGGATGAGTAACAATAACTTCTACGTATATAACGGATCTGTACAAACTGTTAGATGTCAAGTACAAAATTACGTATTTAGCAATATCAATTTAGATCAAGCTTATAAAATACACGCTTTTACAATTAACGATAAAACTGAAGTAGGCTGGTTCTATTGTTCTGCTAACAGCGACAATATTGATAGATACGTTCTTTATAACTATACAGAAGATGCTTGGTCATATGGTCAATTAACTAGAACTGCTTGGTTAGATACAGGCGTTGAGCCATATCCAAGAGCAGTAACTAACGGTTATTTATATCAACAAGAATACGGTTTTGACGCAGATGGATCGCCGATGACAAATGTTTATATTCAAAGCTCAGACTTTGATATAGGTGATGGCGAGAGTTTTCAATTTATTAGACGACTTATACCAGATTTTAAATTTTTACAAAATGAAAATGATTGCTCTATTAATATAGTTTTACAAACTAGAGATTTTCCAGGAAATTCCCTATCAATAGATTCAACCAGTTCTATTAAAAGCAATACTGGTCAAGTCAACGTTAGGGGCAGAGGAAGACAAGCAGCGCTTAGATTTGAATCTGATGACGACGCTACAGATGATGGTAATCTAGGTATAGGTTGGAGATTGGGAGCTACAAGGATAGATATCAGGCAAGACGGTAGAAGATAATGGCTAAACTGCTGCCAACTAGATTACCGTTAGCGCAAGGAGAAACTGTTTCTGCCGACCTTTTTAATAGACTTGTACGTATTTTAGAGATAAACTTAGGAGCAGTAGATCCGTATAATACTTTAGCTATATCGACTACTCAACGTGATCAGCTTAATTTTAATCCTGGCACGCTAATCTTCAATACAACTACAGAAGTGTTGCAGGTTTGGGATGGATACGAGTTTATAGATTTAACCAGCCATCGTACTTATCTGACAGGACTTTCTGCTACAACTGGATTAGGCTCAGTTACTGTATCAACGCCTTAAAAATGCTAACATATAGGTTATATTAATATGCTAAACGGACAACAAAGACAAAACTTACAAAGCGTTGCAGGTATGGGAAGAAACGAGGATACGTTTCTTGCGCACGTTGCGCCAGATGAAATGGTTATCCCAGCTCAAGTACTACGCGACGATCCTTTCTTAAATGCTTTAATCAGAAAATCTATTTCTAAATATGGAGTTGATCCAAATCAATTTGTCGTTGGAAACGGCGATATGGATTTAAATCCTTTAACAGGATTACCAGAGTTTGGTTTTCTTTCTAAAGTTTGGAAAAAAGTTAAAAACGTAGTTAAAAAAGCTGCTCCTGTATTGGGAGTTGCAGCTACTTTTATTCCAGGAGTAGGACCAGCTTTAGGTTCAGCTTTAGGTGGACTGGGTGGAGCAGCAACATCTGTTCTTTCTAAAATACCAGGAATAGGTGGAGCTTTGTCATCCGGAGCAAGCGCGTTAGGAAGTGCGCTTACAGGTGGTATTGGTAGTTTAGGAAAAATAATAGGCAAAGTTCCAGGACTTGGAACGTTAGGACAAAACTTACAAGATTTTGGTTTATATACAGGAACTCCTTTAAGTCAAGGACTTGGAGCTCTTGGACAAGGTATTGCAGGATTGTTTCAACAACCTCAACAAGGAGGAATGGGTGGAATGATGCCAGGCGGAGGAATGATGTATCCTCAACAAATGGGCGGTTTTATAAATGTAGCTGGACAGCAGCAACCAGGATTTTTATCAAAACTTGGAGGCGGCATCTCAGATTTCTTAGGATCTATAGCAAGCCCATTTTATAAAGATGGACAATTAACAGGATTAGGTGCTGGTGGATTAGGAGCGCTTCTTGGAAAAGTAACTTACGAAGATGTTAAATCAAGAATGGGTGGTTTAGCAGAAACTCCAGCAGTAACGATGGATCCTCTAGGAAGATACCAACTTTCAAAAGCTTTAGGTACTGGGGGTACTAGAGCAGAGTTTGGTTTGGGACCAGCTCAGCAAACTTTAAAATTTGCAAAAGGCGGCGCCGTAATGATGGAAGAGCTCGATATGCGTAATGGCGGCGAATCAGCTGGACCAGGTACTGGAACTTCAGACGATATTCCAGCCATGTTAAGCGATGGTGAATATGTAATGACTGCAAAAGCTGTAAGAGGAGCAGGATCTTTTACAACCAAAAAAACTCCTCAAGGAATAGAGCTTATAGGTGGCGGTAAATCATCTAGAGCAAAAGGCGTAAAAAATATGCGCGAACTAATGAATATATTTGAGGCAGTGTAATGGCAAACGGTCAAATGTTACCAGTTTTGAGTGCAGTAGATAGAACCGAAGTTCTATCCGATCCTGCGTTACGTGAATTATATTTTGGTTCTCCTGATTATCCAGGACTTATTTCAGAAGCTAGAAGAGCAGCGCAACAAACATTTTTAGATCAACCTGCAATATTAAGACAAACCGCAGGATTATCTCCTTTAGAAACAGCAGCTATTCAACAGGCTTACGGCGGTATTGGCGGATATGAACCATATTTACAAGCTCAAGAAGAAGCTATTTTAGGTGGTCTCGGAACTATAGGATCTCAAAGAGGTTTATCTAGAGCATCTTTAAGAGGTTTTGATCCAACTTCTATAGGTGGTTTTTACAATCCTTTTGAACAACAAGTAGTACAACAAACTATTCAAGATGTAATGAAGGGTGGGGCTTTACAGGATATTCAACAAAGAGCAGCTGATATTGCTAGAGGCGGAGAATCAGCATTTGGTTCTAGAGCTAGGCTTGGAGCTGCAGAAAGACAAGCAGCTTTAGGAAAAGGCTTAGGCGAGGCTCTTGCTCAAATCAGAGCAGGCGGATATGGACAAGCCTTAGGAGCAGCTCAAAGAGAATCAGAATTTGGTAGGGGAGCTTTACAAAGAGCCGCTGAATTTGAAAGAGGAGTTGGTCAAGAGCTAGCTGGTTATGGAAGAGAACTTGGCGGACTTGGAGCAACTTATCAACAATTAGGACAACAACAAAGACAAGAGTTAATGGGTCTAGGAGCTGTACCAAGACAGCTGATGGAAACAAGATTGGGAAGAGAATACGAACAACAAGTTGCTCAAAGACAAGCTCCAATACAAGCGATGCAATATATTCAAGGGTTTGCTCCTCAATATGTTGGTGGACAAACTCAAATAGCAAAACAATACAGAGAACCAAGATCTCCTTTAGCAGAAGGACTAGGAGCTTTCTTCAGCACATACGGTGCTCTAGCTCCTCAACAACAAGGTTCTGGAGTTAATATATATGCCGGCGGACAAGGCGGAGGTCAACAGCAAACTGGAGGATATATGACAACAGGTTATATGCCTTCTATGCCTAGTTATGGTGGATATCAGCAAGCTCCAAGTTATGGAGGATATCAGCAAGCACCTCAATCAGGCGGCGGTTACATATTTGCTTAAAGGATAACAATGAATGTACTTCAAAGAAGAATGTTTCAACAAGGAGGGGTATCCTCTAGTTATAGCGGTAACATACAAAAGTTTGTAACTGATCGTATTGCGGCTGGAATGAATCCAGACGATATTGTTGCAGAAGGCATTCAAGTTGGAATCAATCCGCAATTTACTAGAGAATTAATTGCTCAATTTACACCCGCTCCCGCTCCTGTAGATCCTAGATCGCAGGTGCAAATACCTATGCCCAGAAGACCACAAGAAACTATTGTTACTGCTCCAAGAATAGAATCAATAGATGTTTCTCAATTAGATCAAGATAGATTTATTCCTGTTCCAGGATTAGATGAAGAAGCTCCAGAAGACGAAATGTTTGCGCAAGAAAGACCTGTAGAAAAAGCAGAGCCGGAGCTTGGACCTAATCAGGTAATGATTGGTAGTGATGTTTATAATATGCCAGCTAACTTTGAACAGATGGTTCAAAACAGAGATATAGATGGTGTTACCTTATATCCAATTATCAATAACCCAAATGCAAAATTTGGTTCAAACGTGGCTAAAATTTTAGAACAATTTGTTCAAGAAGATGAACCCTTTCAAATTACTGAAAGAATGAGTGGTCTTGGATTTGAAGAAAGAAGAGGAACAGCTTACAGGCCAGAAGATATTGGTTCAGCTACTGTTGATGTTAGTTTAGGTATAGGTAGATTATTAGAAGGTCCAGTAAGTGGTATTGCTGGATTTTTAGGAGAAGTGGCCGGTGGAGCTCGTCAAAGAAAAAGATTCAGAGAAGCTATTCCAAGTGTTCCAACAAGAGAAGAATTATCTTTAGCAAGATTACAGTCTATTCCTGGTGTTGAATATCAACCACCAGAATTAATAGCTCCTACTGTAGAAACAACAATAGATAAAGAATTAGAAGACTTAACAAAACCAACTATTGTAGAAGAAGTTCCTGCGGAAAAAGAGATTGTAGGGGAAGCTGTTGTTGAAGAAGAAATTACTCCAGAAGAAGCAGTTGTAACTGAAGAAGAAAAACTAGCGAAAGAAGAAGGCAAAAAAGTAAAAGAAACAAAAGAAGACGAACCTTATGTTGATGTAGAGAATGAAAAAAGTTCTTTAGAAGCTATGAAGACTGTATTCTCGAATCCTGATTTTGTAAGATATATTGGAAATATTGGAAGTCAAATGACTAAAACTTCTCAAATAGGTGCTGGTATTGGTTTAGGTGCAGCTCAAACATTTGAAGAAAGAAAATTGCTCGAATTTGAAAAAGAAAAAGCTGTAAGAGAAGCTTTGCTAAAAGGAAAAGAAATTCTTAAAATTTCAGATTTAGAAGCTATTGCAAAAAGAGATGAAAGTCTTGCAAACACTTTAAAAGAGTTTCAAAATTCTAGAGATAATTTAAAAAAATTAGATGGCGTTATAAGCGAAATAGAAGCTGGCGGCGCAACTGGATTGGTAGGTCTTTTAGGTAAAGCAAAAGACCAATTTTTAACTCTTGTTAAAGAAGGTTACGGTAAAGACTTTGATCAACTGTCTCCAAGAACAAGAGCAGAAGCAGCTGTTAAAGTTCTACAACAAAAATCAATTAGAGACTTATTGGGTGAATCTGGTAAGACTATATCTAACTTAGATAGAAAGATTATTGAAGATATCTTTGGTACGATTGATACATTCACACCTCCAGCAATCATTATTGATAAATTAAAAGATACGAGAAAAGGATTTGTAGATTCAATCAAAAGACAGCAATCTCAAGCAAATATAGATTTAGAATTTTTTAGAAGATCTAAGCAAGATTCTTCAGCAGTGTCTAGTGACTATCAAACTATTAAAGATTTACTAGAATTTAGCCCAGCTCCATATGGAGAGGTTGAACCTTCAGAGACAATAGATTTTAGATCTCAATTTAGAAAATGAAAAAATATGATTTCATACTAACCGACGATTTAACGGTTCCTATCTACGCAAATTCTAGAAAAGAAGCTGAACAAAAATTACAAGCAGAAATAGCAAAGAAAGAAGCTTCTCCTATTTTTGATAAATTATATTTTGATTACGAAACAGGTATCAATATTCCTAGCCTTAGACAAAAACTTGCTAGAGCTGAATCAGTTAAAGTAGATGGCAAAAGACTAGACTTAGAAAAAGAAGCTGTCCTTAGAGGAGAGGTTGGCAGCGAGGGTTTTACTCGTTCTACCAAAGGCGATCTAGCTATCACTCCAGAAGGGCAGAGAAGACTTGTAGAAAAAGGTTTGTTAGAACCTGAACAAATATCTACCAAAAATATTGTTATAGATGAAAACAGATTTGGTACAGCAGGAGACTTTGCAGATTTTGCTGGAGCTGCCGGCCCGATACTTGGAGCCATAACTGCACTTAGCCCGCATCTTAGATTGGTTAAGATGGCGCAAGTTTTATTTAGAAGCCCAGCTGTTTCTAGAGCTGTATCTGCTGGACTCGGTTCGGCTGCAGGTAAAGGAGCTGAGGAAGTATTAGATGCTCAGCAAGGATTTCAATTACAAGACAGTCAAGACGTTGCAGATATGCTTAAAAATGAATTTGCTTTTGGTACTGTAGGACAAGGGGTTGGAGAACTTGGAGCAAAAGCATTCGCAGCTTTCTTTGGAAGAAAAGCACCTATTGCAGATATTAGAGACACTTGGGTTGTTAATAACGGCTACAGTATGGATGACGTTATTAAGCTGGATGGAAAACTGGGAAGGCTTGCAACAGAAAACGATATTAAAAAAGCCGCTAAAAGAGGTGAGGTAAAAGATCTCGGCGTTAGAGGTGTTCCAAGTCAAAGAGCTTTAGGAAGAGCGTTGCCTGGAAGAATGCAGGCCGCAGGTGAAACTATCTTTGGAAGAAAGAGCAGAGATCAAGGATTGATTGCCTACAATATGGCGGCTCTTAAACAACTCAGAGAAAAGATAGCTCAAACGCAAGCACGTCTAGATGATTACGCTTTAACTAACGCAGATGATTCTTTACTTATTTCAGAATTAAAATCTAAAAAATCTTTATTAGAAAAAGCAGATGAGGATATGTCTAATCAGCTACAAAGATTAATAGAAGATTTAACAGAGCAGACTGGAGGTTTTGACTCTGGAATATTATTAGCTCCTCAAAGAGCAGAGCTTGGAGCAAGCATTCAAAGCACAATCAAAAATGCTTATATAGATATGCAAAAAGGTTTTGAAGGCAGATATAAAACTTTATTTGACGAAGTAGATAAATTTACTGGCGATAAAGACATACGAATAAACTTAGATGATATAAGTGAATACATTAATCAAATTTTAGATAGAAACGTTTTGCTTCCAGCCAAAGATGAAGACATCAATTTTAAAGTGCTGATGAAGCTCAAAGAAGAAATAGATGGCGGTAAGCTAAGAAATGGAGCAAGACTAGATCAGCTTATTAGTATCAAAGGAGATTTAATTGGAGCTACGTTAAGTGCTGGTTTAAAAGGTGGCGAAAAAGGAAACGTCATTAAAGCTGTTAGAGAAATGATAGATGACAAACTGACAGATGCTCCTTTAGGATTTATTACTAGAGCTACTAAAGTAAAAGAGCCTGTAATAGATCCAAAAACAGGATTACAAAAAGTTGATCCAAAAACTGACAAACCAATCTTTATAGAAAAGATAGTCAGAGAACCAGTAAGTGAAACAAAGAGAAAGCAGCTTTTTAATTTGGCTAATAGAATTAATAAAGAAAATCAAAGATATGCAAAGTCGATGGAGCCGTTTGATAACGCAGCTGTTCTTAGAGTTAAAAAAGATGCTGGCCAAAATAAAGTAGATCCTGATGATGTGTACAATTTCATAATTCAAAAAAACAAACACGGCGATCTAAAAGATATTCTTGCAGCAATGCCAGAATCTCCAATATTTATTAAAGATGCTAAAGGCAAGATAATTGGCAAGACTGCAACAAGAGCTACTCTTAGAACTCAGCTTTTAAGAAGATTATTTAAAGATGAGATAGCTCTAGCAACAGATCCTATTACTGGAATAGTGAATCCATCAAGATATGTAAATAATCTTTTAAAGAAAGAAGCCATCCTAACTCAGCTTGTTGGTAAGCAAAGAACAACATTCTTCCAAATGTTAGATGAATTTAATAAGCTCAGCCCTAACTTAACTCCAGATGAACTTACCAGACTTGCAAACAATATGACTTCTAAAGCAGAGGGTTTGGAAGCAACGCAAGGGTTTGAGGGTTTAAATAAATTTATTAAAGGTTTAAGAGAAAAAGCCCAAGCGAGTTCTGAAAGATTAGATTTTGAAAAAAGAAATATTCTAAGAAATTTAGATACTGCAACTCCAGAAGAGATGGCCGCTAAATTATTCAGACCAAGATCTGCTGGCGATATTGAATTTATTAAAGGACAGTTATCTCCTGAGGCTTTTGCTGAGGTACAAGATTTTGCTTTAGAATCTTTAATTAAAAAGTCAATCCTTCCAGGAAGCAACAAGCTTGGAGAAATATTTAAACCAGGTAACTTAGAAAGAGCCTTACAGTCTTACGGCGATGATACGCTTCAAGCTATGTTTGGAAAAGATCTTGCAGAGTCTCTTAAAAACTATGCAAGGACTTTAAGAATAACTGTAGGAGCAGAAGAAGCTGGAGGAGCTGGTACTTTGGTTGCTGGTGCCTTAGCTTTAAATATATTTAATTTAAGTGCGTTGCCTACAGCTGTAGCTCTAGGAACATATAAAGCTATATTCTCTAATCCAAGAATTGTTTCTTTGCTTTCAAAAACAGATAGCAGCTCTGTAGGAGAGGTTTTAAGATTTGTAGAGAGAGCAATAAGATTTTCATTAACCAGAGAACTTGGACTTGGAACAACTGAGCTTGGCGAAGATATAACTAGAGGTCTCGAAGAAGGAACTAGAAGAGCTGGTGAGGAACAAGTAACTCAAGACTTTTTAGAAACTTTAAGAGGAGCAGGTAGAGAACTTGGAACTGCGGCCACTCAAGCAAGACAGACGTTAACTACATCTTTAAATCTTCCAGAAGTAGAGCCTATAGGTGCTGAACAAGCGCAAGGAATAATGGCTCCTAGTCTATTAGGCGGCTCTCCTGCAAATATTGATATAGCGCAAAGACTTGGCAGATTAGCCTAACTTTCAAAATCCATTTTTTCGTATTCTTTCCAGTTCTTTTTGAGAACTTCCAACCAATCTTCTAGCGTCATTACATTTACTATTTTATTGGTTTTTTCCCATTCGGTATTAACAGCGTAAATAGGTACGCAAACTTTTGTACTTCTTCTGTTGTATTTAAAAATTAAAACAGGGATTCTGTTGCCGGCAGATTCACATACTTGATTCCACCAGCCTGATTGATACCAGTCGCCCTCTTTGTAAAACTTACATTCAACGGCGTGAAAAGGAATATTGATATCGCAAAGATTTTTAGATTGATATTGATCTAGATTTCTTTTA